TCGTTAAAGATCTTCTTGCTGAATGCTTTTTCAATATGTGGGAAGTTAGTTAGTAGTTTACCGTTACGACTATACATAACAGCAGTATCGTTTTGAACAATTACAATAGCTCTTACACCATCATACTTATATTCAACAACTACATCACCAGTTATTTTCTTTGGTTTATTATCTCCTGAGTGAGCAAGCATACACTTGAATACAGGGATCGTACCTTTGGCCACCTTATTAACCGTGTTAATACCAAAACCTGCTCTAAAGTCTTTTAGTAAGATCCTACGATACCAACCGTTCCACTGTTCTGATGTTGCGGTTTGCATTACTTCAGTGATTGCATCTCGAGCAGCATGACCAGTTAATTCACGATTCTTTAATTGATCTGCAAGATCATAAAATTCATCAGCACTCAATCCTGGGCCATCTGAAACACTTTCAGGAATATCTGCTACTCCAAAGGTAATCATATTATCAAGACAATAATTTAAACCTTTAACTAAACCTTCAGTATTAAAAAAATCATCTAACGTATCTTCTTTATATAGTCTACTGTTATCTCTCTCAAGTAACTGTATTATATCCCAAGGATTATTCATACAAATCTACCTTCATCATCAACGATATCTTGTAACGCTTGTGGAACTTCAACTTTGTTTGCGAACAACATTAACTCGTTGGCCAATATCCTGGCTTGGGATCGAGTTAGTTGGATGTGACCTTGTGTTTTCCATGGTGGTGTTAATTGTAAACACGTACCACGTTCCGTTCCACCAAAGAACCTAGTTTGCATTATATCGGTGTTTGGAACAGATCTCAATTCAGTACTCATAATGTATTCCTTTATTCAATTTATAGTACTATTATATACAGTATCATAAAGAATGTCAATGGTTATTTTCACTTTTTTCAGTTATTTTTAAGATCTTCACCATTTCGACCACGTTCGCGGTTGCCATCACCATTCAATTCAGTCATATCTTGTTGTTTGGTCTTTTGATTCGTCGATTCGTCATATTCTGTATCAATCTCAGATAAGTCGAGGTCTTTTATACTTTCTCTATTGTTTTTACTCATGCTGCTCATTTTGCCATCCTACTTATTTCAGTTGCTTGATCTGTTCCACGCATAACAGGAACCGCATTGCTTTTATGCATTGTAGCAATACCTGTGATTAACGTACCAGTATACATTAGTGGCTCCTTCTTAGTGCCGCCGCCATGACCGCCTTTCGTTAAAGAAGGATACTCAACATCGCTTTCTCTACGATATACTGTATTAGTGACTAATGGTTGGAATTCCTGCTTAGTAGTCTTTTTCTTTCTACCATGACAGTAATCAATATAGTCTTCCACAGTTGAGTAACGCAGCTCGTGCATTCCATTCTGTTTACATCGTTTATTGTGAATACGCCAGTCAGACTCGTATTGAGCCATTTTAGCTTTTGTGATTGTAACTTTACGCTTCCGAGTGGAAATCGTAGATAGTCCTCTTGCTAACGCCATAATATAACTCCACGTCAAATGGAGCCCACACCAAGAGTCGAACTCGGGACCTACTGATTACAAGTCAGTTGCTCTACCAGCTGAGCTATGTGGGCGGTAATAAAAGAGAATTGGTGTCGTTCCTTTGGTGTTCCGTTCCTACGCAGTATGTCGGTAGTTCAGGCGTTACTCCCGGATGCAGTGGTCTTCTCTGGGTCCTTATAGTTACGTCATGATACGTTGTGTTTCAAACGTAAGGACAACTACTCGCCGATTAGATTTACCACCAATTCAATAATACTATTATAACAAAGATTCAGAAGAATGTCAATAGTTAAATGATTTTATTTCTTCTTCCTCTTGCATTAAAGGTAACTAACTCTGAAGATAGCTTCTTCTGATGCCTTTTAATTGCCTCAGCCTTTTTACGCTTCCTTTTAGAGGTTGGCTTTTCGTAGTACTCTCTTGCTCTAAGTTCCTTTAAGATTCCTGCTGATTCAACATTCTTCTTAAACTTTCTTAGTCCTATATCAAAGGGCATTGCAGTCGCAGGCCTTTTATCTTTAGGATGTCTTTTCTGTGGAGTCAGATCAACTGAACGTCCACCATTTATATTGTTATTATTTCTCATGATACTATTATACCACAGTTACCTGAGAATGTCAATAGTTTCACGATTTGTTTTTAGCAGCCAATTTAGCAGCAGCTTTCTCAGCCTTTGCTATTTCTTTGTCGTATGCCTTCTGATCTACGTAACCGTTCTCTAGAAGTTTAACTCGATTCAACATATGCTGTGCTTGAGTATCTTCTTTGGCTCCACCGTAGTAAGGAACACAATGACCTTCTTCAGACATAACCGTTGTGGCAGGACGCCAAGAATCAGTTGATGGACAATATACATCGAAGTCTCCAAGGATACGACCAAACTTACCTTTCATATCTTCACCGTCTCGAGCAACCTGAGTTCTCAATGTTGGTGATTTACCAAGGAGTTCTTTTAATCGACGACTTGCCGCTTTACCGAATAACTTTTCTACTTTGTCTCGAGTCCTTGATTCTGGTGTATCAATTCCCATGATACGAACTCTTTCGTTTCGTAACCAGATTCCAAAGCCAAGATCAATATCGACATCAACGGTATCGCCGTCAACTACTTTAATTAAATTTGTTCTATACTCGTACATTGTTGTTTCTTCCTATAATCGTTTACCGCAGTTTTAATTGCATCTTCCGCTAATACCGAACAGTGGATCTTAACGGGTGGGAGTGCAAGTTCTTCTGCGAGTTCAGTGTTTCTAATTGTTTCTGCTTTGTCGATGTGGATACCTTTGACCCACTCTGTAAGGAGACTGCTTGAAGCAATTGCTGAACCGCATCCATACGTTTTAAAACAGGCATCTTCTATAACGCCGGAGTCATTAACTTTGATCTGTAATCGCATTACGTCACCACATGCAGGTGCGCCTACCATCCCAGTTCCTACAGTAACATCTGTCTCATCCATCTTCCCTACATTTCTAGGGTTTTCATAATGATCTAATAATTTTTCACTATAGGCCATTAGAATCAACTTTTGTTGATGCTGTGTTAATTGTCTCGCTCATGCTCGACTCCTTTGTATAAGTATATTTATACTCAGACTACCACTGAGAAGGATCCTCGAGTATAGTTACTATTTGATGACCTAACTCTTCCCATTCAGCATTCGTTTTGCCACGAGTTGTTTCCGCGGCTGTACCTATACGAATTCCACTTGTTTCTTTAAAGTTTCGAGGATCGTTTGGAATACCATTTTTGTTTACAGTGATACGATGTTTCTCTAAGATATCAGCAGCTTGTCTTCCACTCAATTCAGAGTTAATTAAACTAACTAATATAATATGAGAATCAGTACCTTCTGTTAAAACAGTCAATGTCTTCGAAGAGTTCAACACTTTTGCCAACGTTCGGGCGTTATCAATGACTGCCTTAGAATATACTTTGAACTCTGGTGTATTAGCTTCAACGAATGCTTGAGCTTTAGCAGCAATTATATTCATTAATGGACCACCTTGAGTCCCTGGGAATATGGCTCCATTAATCTTTCTTGTATAATCAGGATTGTTCCATAATATAATTCCACCACGAGGTCCACGAAGTGTTTTGTGAGTCGTAGAAGTAACAACATCAGCATAAGGAACAGGACTATCATATACACCACCAGCAATCAAACCGGAATAGTGAGCCATATCAACCATAAGCAATGCGCCTACTGAATCAGCAATCTCTCTAAATCGTTTCCAATCAATTTGTCTTGGGTATGCACTTGCACCAGCAATAATCATTTTAGGTTTATGAGCTTCTGCCATTAAAGCAACATCATCATAATTAATTAAACCATCTTCGCCAACACCATACGTATGAGCATCAAACCATTTACCTGAAATAGTTACTGGAGCTCCATGAGTTAGATGTCCACCACTTGCTAAATCCATACCGAGAATTGTATCACCAACATTTAGAAAGGCTTTCATTACTGCAAGATTAGCATTGGCACCAGAATGTGGTTGAACGTTCGCATATTCACAACCGTATATTTCTTTTAGTTGGTCAATTGCTAAAGTCTCAACTTCATCCATGAATTCGCAACCATTATAATAACGGGCTCCTGGATATCCTTCTGCATATTTGTTTGTAAACTCTGAACCGCATAGTTTCATTACTGCCTTAGAAGCAAAGTTCTCAGATGCAATTAATTCTACGGTTAGTTTTTGTCGGGAGAGTTCTTTTTGGTAGATTTTGTTAATTCTTTCATCAAGCATATTATTGCTGTTCCATCCTATATTGAGTTTCTTTCACTAAATGATAATAGGTACCAACATATCGTTCGTCCTCAAAAATTTGAGGTAATACATTAGTACTTACGTTTAATTCTTTGAGTCTATTATAATACAAAGTCAGACCAATGTCAAGGAACTCATATCCTCCGTGGTGTTTGGTCGCGTGTTTCTTTGCCTTGTCACAGAACGCACAAGATCTAGTACCGTATATGTAGATCACCTTTTTGGAGTGTTATCTTTCCAATCGGTAATAAAGTCGAGCTGCTTGGCCTGAGACCACTCTTCTGATAACTGTTCGTTATCGTCTTTGAATAAAGCAAGTGCTTTTTCTGTATCAACAATATCTACATTCGTTACAGTCTCACCGAGCCATCTCTGGCTGAATTCCTTTACTTCTTCGGATTCAACAGATTCTTGGGCCCACTGCTTCGCAAGCTTCTCGGTACAAACCATATCCTCGTTCATTCTTTCGACTTCATCACGAGGTATAATGTACCTTTGTTTAAATACTGAAATTGTGTCTACGACTACGTAATCACTTTTCATCTTTATTCTCCTTTAATAGTTTACGTTCAGAGATTGGTTGACCCGCTTCTCTTACGTAAACCGTTTTGCCTTTATCAGGACTTTCATATATCTTTGCCATTTAAATCACCTATTAGTACCTTTTGTCGTTATCTAACCTACGAACAATTTTGTTTATAATATAGTCTGCTTCAGGATAGTCATCCATCATATCAACAACTTGATCTATCATATCCAAATCAAGTAACATATTGTCTCTTGCCTCGAGCCAACCTTTTTGTTTCCGTATGTAATCTTCCTGCTGCGCCATATAGTGCATTGCATTTAACTTCTTAACGAAATTGTTAACTTGGATCCATTTGTGATAGTTAATTTTCCCATCATCATCTACAGGGAAGTCGTCATCATGTTGTCGATTTTCGCTCATTTGAATAGGCCTATCTTTTCTCCTGCTGCTTTACGACGGTCATACTCTTCTGGTGTTGAAGGGTATCTCCATCCCCATGCTGCGCCAAAGGCCATAAAGGTTCCTGAGTACGCAAGTGCTTTCCAATTTCCTGTTGTTACAATCATTAAGATTAAAGCAAAAGCCATAAATCCTAACATCATATATTTTGCCTTCTGTGGAAACACTTTCTTTGTTTCCCAATTAGTAAGGAATGGTCCAAACAATTTATGACCGTATAACCAATTGTGCATTCTGTCTGAACTCTTTGCGAAACAATAAGCTGCGAATACGG